CTTTTTATGTATACATTGATGACAATGAGATAGAAAAAGTGGTGGACAAACAGATTGAAAATATAAAAAAAGAAGTAATAGGAGCATTAAGAACCATAACTAATCTGTAAACATCCTGGAGGACATTTTCGTTTTAGTTTTGTGTCCTCCTAGATTCTTACAGAATCAAACAAACAAAGAATAGGAGAAGAAGAATAATGGCACATGTAAATCAAATAGACTGGACTTGTGGTTGTATGCGTATGACAGAGTTTGATTATAGAAGTGGTAAAGAACGAACAGTAGGTAGAAGTTATTGCAGAAAAAAAGATTGCGATAGGAGAAATAATGGATAAATTTGATGAGTGGTTAGGCAGTTGCCCAATTCCATTTACTATTAAAAAAGATAATGGAGATAATATCAGTATTGACTTTAATGTGTCTGTACTAGAGGAGGAAAAATAATGGCTAGATATAAAATTACATTTCAAGTTGAGAGAGTTGGATTTGGGGATACTAAAGAAGAAGCTATTAAAGATAGTAAATGTTATGACGAAAATCCATACTCTAATCCTTTAGATAGTGCAGAAGTAATTGAGATAGAGGAAGAAGAATAATAGTGTCAAGTGTGACTTGCATAACGAGGACACATGATTAGAATTAAAGTAAGGATTACATAGGAGATACTATGAGATACCAGGTTATAAGCGTAAGTGTTTATGGAGGCACAATACGATATGAGTTTGACAACAAGCACGAAGCATTGTGCAAGGTTAGAGAACTCAAAGACCATGCAGGTATGTTTTTAGTCAAGTTAGTTGAACTAGAAACCGCCTAAACAAAACAAAGAAATAGAGAAGGAGATAAGATGGCTAATATATTTGAGTCGCCTAAAGAACTAAAGAAGTGGGCTATTAAACTAGCGAATGCGTGTGGAGGACAACGAGTAGAAAAAACTTTAATTATGACTAAAGTTAATCCACAACGAGTTACAGAACTTATGGATGAGTTCGTAGAATCCCACAACGAGAACACAATACAAATACTCAAAGAGATGGAGGAGGAGTAATTGTTAATTAAAGAACACAAGACCAGGAAGTTACCTAGTGTATCAGGAAGCATTAGATTATCTAGAACCTGGAGTATGGATGAATGTATCTATACTGGTAAAATTACAAACAAGAGATTGGAGAGTGTAAGAATAGAATGGACACAGTAGATAGAATAATACTCTTATTTTTTCTGTCGTTGCCTGTTTATATAGTAGGAGCTTATGTACTAGCAAACTGGCTAACAGACCTAATTTATGTTGAGTATCGAATAATGAAAAACGACAGGATAAGGAGAAATAAATGATGCAGCTACAAAAAATTAATGACATTACCTATGTCAATGGTATTAGATTAGAAACTGAAACTATACCGATAGAGGAAATTGAGGATTCATTAAAAATTATTAAAGAGGATATGAAACTCAAAGAATTACAAGAGGTACGACTTAGAGAACGCAGAGATGAGATTATTGTACACGCTAGGAAGCATGGATTTAGTGCGATTAAGATTGCATCCATCTTAGATGTAACAAGACAAACAATATATGATGTCCTAAAAAATATGGACATTAATAATGAGGAGGAATAATGGCTAAATTTAATTTAGAAAATTATGAAACAGTAGAAGATAGATTAAAAGCATATTGGAGCGATAACCCTGAGGGTAGAATCAGTACAGAAGTAGTGCATGAAACTGCTGATGGTACTTGTGTCACTATCAAAGCAGAAATCTATATAAAGAATACAGATGAACACCCAGTTTCTACTGGTATAGCACAAGAAACTAAGGGACAAGGTGGGTTCGCTAATACTGATGCCTGGGTAGAAAACTGCGAAACTTCCGCTATTGGTAGAGCATTAGCTAACTGGAAATACCAGGGAGCAAAAGCACCTAGACCAAGTAAGCAAGAGATGTCTAAAGTAGGTAACAAACCTGCTGATGTTAAAGTTGAGAAACCAAAGATGACAACAGACAAAGAGGACATAGAAGTATTAGAAAAAGCAAAGAAAGATTTTGCTGAATCTATTACTGAAAAACCATCTACAAATAAAGCTGACCAGATGAATATGCTTATAGATGGTTTTGAGTTAGACAAAAGTGTAGCACAACACTACAAGCGAGAAGCATTTAAGAAATCAGGATTGTCTAAAGATGTTGAGTCCTGGACTAATGATGACATGAGTGCGTTCTTAGACCTGTTTGAAAAAGAGGTAGCAGCTGACAAAACAGATACAGACATGATTGAGGATGTTTTTGGAGAGGTTAAAGACCTTACACGAAACTGTCCTGAGTGTAACAAATCTGAATACATTGAGGACAACAGAGAGAAGAAGCAAACAGACCCTAAGTTTGCGAACATACCTAGTTGGACTTGCAGTAACTACAAGGAGAAAGATGGTTGTGGTTGGAAAGCATGGGGAGATACTGACTGTCCAAAAGAATGGCTCTAGAACAAGCGGATTTTAGTGGTATAGAGAGATTAAAGAAAAAGTTACAAGCAAAGTATCCTAATCATAATTTTGATATACCACCTGAACCACATACAGAACATAAATCTTATTTATGCAAAGATAATAAGATATTTTATACAGACAAAGAGGGTAATGTTTTTTGCGGAGGTAGATACAAAGAAGCAGATGCAAGAAACCCTTTTATATGGACATGGCGTGAGTGTCATGCCTTAGTCCAAAAAGCAAAACAGGAGGATGAACAAGATGAGCTACCTTTCTAACATACTATTTTATTTAAAGAACTTTATCTTTAAGAATAGTTATACGCCTAAAGAATTTAGGAGGTTTATATGCTTCATGTGTTATGAACCACACCTATTTCCACTTACAAGCAAAGACTACATGGCATGTAACGAATGCCTGGATACATTAAAGGAGGTTGAATAATGGCTAAAGAAGATTACGATAAACTTATTGCAAGACTACAAAAAATTTCACAACAAACCCCAAAAAAAGGATTAGCGGGTGGAATGCCTACTGATAAAGGAGAAGAAGAATAATGCCTACATACAAGGATTCATACAGTAAAAGAAATTCTGGTGATGACATGGCGGATTTAGCTATGCAAAGCTACCTAAGAAAAAACGATTGTAAAGAGTTTTACGACTATTTAAGAATAGGAACTGACCCTAAAGAAAACTTTTTAGATTTGTTTTGGTTTGCAACAAAGATATTATTGCTACCTGACTACATCCTGGTTCGTAAAGGTTATATCTTTTTCATAGAAGTTAAAGGAACAAACAAGTTAAAGGAAGATGATTACTTTAAGATACAAGAGATGGCGTTTAAAGGTTCACGATTTAAAGAAGTTAAAGTTGGTATCATGTATTTTAAATCACTTGATGCAGAACCAGTATGGATAGACCATAACAAATTAAAAGAGTATTGGTTAGACCATACAATACCAATTAAGTATTATCCTGAAAAGGATTTCATGGGTAACAAAAAACCATATAAAGAATTACCTTTATAGAGGGAAGTAGTTATCCCATCCTTTATCACTAATTGTGAAAGTGAGGACACCTGGGTGCGACCAAAGTCCAGTTTGTGCAGTAAAGTCTATGCTCTTATCTATTGATGGTGCTTGAAACCAAGTCCTATCACCTTGTTGCTTCATTCTTAAATGATGATAATGTGCAGTTACTAGAATCTCACTATCTCCACTAGGCAAGAATCCAAACATCTGACCCTTCCACCATGCTTCAATCTTAGCTTCAGGGTTGCCGCCACGACCACCGCTCATGTGTCCATGAGTAAAACTACAAGACTTACCCTTAATCATAAGTGTTTGATGAAATCCCTCAGGTATATTTACTTCTACTTTCCCATACCTCTCAGGATTAGCAGACATAATTTCCTGGCATATTTGCAAGTGCATAGTATCCGAGTTATCTAATCTTGATGTAGCAACTTGACCTTTACTGGTCCTGGACATCTCACCATGATTACCTGGAACACCTGCAAGAACTAGCTTCGGTGCGTGTGGTAGGAATGTGTCAATCGTTTTCATAATCATTGACCTAGCCAATGCGTATTGCTCAATCAATGACAAAGTAACATTGTGTGGTTGGCTCTCAAAGAAAAAAGGCGTACAGTTTTCGGTAAGGTCACCTAAACCTACCATATAGATTTCATCTATCTGTACTCCGAGTTTACGCAGGTCTTTAATCCTGTTTACTCCATCTTGTAATGCTCTATCGTATCTCTTAATAGTGTTCTCAACTCCATAATCTTTTTTTCCGAGTTGCCAGTCACTCATAAACCACATAAAAGCGGTATTACCTGCATTGTATTTCTTCTTTATAGGTGGTTTTCTCTTAGCTTGTTTGAATAATTCTTGAAAATACCTGTCATGTCCAGGCTTCTTTTTTCTTACAATGCCTTTAAACGCATAAAAAGTTTCAACTGTTCCACCTTTTAGCTGTGTATTCCAAGATGATGCTCTTACACTACCTTCAATTTCGTAGTGTTCTGGGTCGAATCCCCATTCTTTTAATATAGAATCGAATTTATTTCTGTAATTTGGGTCTGTTCCTACATGAGTAATCTCACCTAGACCAGTCTGTTCATTGACCTCTAGTCCTGGTTGCCACCCAGTTTTGTAGAAATTATTACCCCATTCTTCTGGTATGTTAGGCACTATACCTCCTTTGCCCTGTCAACTTTATTATACAGGACAAAGAAGATTAGTAGGTTATTTAGATACTTTTTGCGTACTAGAACCACCAATTTGTTTTTTGGCGTAAGCCTTTATGACAGCAAGAGCGGCAGCTCCTCCTGATAAAGCAGCTAATTGGACTGTTTCCGCTTCAATTCCTACTAAAGGTGCGATAGTTAACGCTCCAATAAAGGCTTCCACGAATGTCCAAGTAACTCGTTCTAGCATATCTTTAAGTTCTTCACTCATTGTATACTCCCATGCTTCGTTCCAAGGAGTCCACCCCACATCCTTCTTGAATGTCCCATCAGATTTTCTTTTTCTTTTGCTTTGTGCAAACATTAACTTATTACTCTTCCTTTAATTTTTGCATTTAATGCTATAACACCACCATTAATCTCTTGTAATTTTTCATATACACTATCAGCAAGTATCATGTGGTCTTTTGCTTTGTTATCTACTGGTTTATCCTCCAATAACTTACTTATATTTAAGTATTCTATAGATACTTTCTTACCTTGTAGCAACTGACCTGCAACTTTCGCATACATTTTTTTGTACGCCACAGTGCTGTTGCCGATAAACCCATCCTTAGATACTTCTAAGTCTTGTTGTGTTTCTCCTACAATTAAACAACCTGATGTATGTTCATCAGTGTTACCAGTGTGTATAAGAATATAGGTAAAGTTAGGCACATCTTGTATGTGCAACATACCATAGTGAGCATTCTTATATCTCTCTGTATACTTGGCGTGAAATCCACCTGTTTTTCTAAAATTAATGTCGTATGTGCCTTCTGGTATGCAAGTTTCGTGCATTACTTTTACCGCTTGATACTGGTCCTCTAGTGTATAACACTCAAAAACACCATTAATAAACAACATTCCATTAGTCGCATCCTTGCCGAACTGCGTTCTAAGAACTTGTAATTTCATA